CACAGTCAACAAAGCTGGTAACTATACCAAGCCTACTATGCGTAAGAATTTGTTTAATAAAATTAAAAGAGAAGGTAAGGGTGGTAGACCCGGCCAATGGTCAGCTCGAAAAGCTCAGATGTTAGCTAAACTCTACAAAGCCAAAGGCGGAGGATATAAATAATGTATTTTGGATTAAAAGAAATGTTAAACTGGTTAAAAGACTTAGTAGGTTTTCACAAACCTGTCAAGAAACCTGTAAGCAAGAAAAGAAAATATGTCAGAACTAAAAAAGTCACAAAGAAGTCTAAGAAGTTGGACTAAACAGAAGTGGCGAACTAAATCAGGTAAGAAGTCTAGTGAGACTGGTGAAAGATATTTACCCTCTGCGGCTATTGAGTCTTTAACTCCAGCAGAATATGCTGCTTCTTCCCGTAAGAAAAGAGCAGATACTAAAAAAGGTAAACAACACTCTAAGCAACCTAAGAAGATTGCGAAAAAAACTAGAAAATATAGAAGAACATCATAATGGCTATTACATATCGAGGTGAAAAGTTTGCAGGATATAATATTCCTAAACGAACTCCTAAGCATCCTAAAAAATCTCATGCAGTTTTAGCTAAAGAAGGTGACAAGATTAGACTAATACGTTTTGGTGAGCAAGGTGCCAAGACAGCTGGTAAACCTAAGAAAGGTGAATCTAGTAAGATGAAGAAAAAAAGAGCCTCATTTAAAGCTCGACATGCTAAGAATATTAGAAAAGGTAAAATGTCGGCAGCTTATTGGGCTGACAAAGTTAAATGGTAAAGTATGCCACAATTAGGAAGTAACGAAAAACCTGTACTAATGACCAACAAGAAAAATGGTGGTCGAGTAGGTAAAGGTTCTAGACCTAGACCAATTCCAGACAAAGAACAGTTTGCTAAGAATTGGGATGCTATTTTTAATAAAGGCACGAAGTCGTAAGACTGAGTCAGTGTAAGAGGCTTTCCAGATGTTTTCATCCATCTTAACGTCTGGAAAGTCCAGCTTTTAATTATGACACAGATACCAAAAGATTACCTACCAAAGAAAAGTCACACTGTTCCTTTTGGTTATGAACTTAGTGACATCGAGGGTTATCTCAAACCCATCCCCAAAGAACTCGAAGCTTTACAGAAATACCTAAAAGGTGTTACTGAACAAAAGTATTCTTTGCGAGAAGCAGCTAAACTTATTACTCAAGAATCAGGCCGTAGTGTTTCCCACGTTACTCTGAAGAACTATTTAGACTCTGACCCTTCCCTAGCCGAACAACATAAAAAGAAAATAGAGGCTAAGAAACGTAGACTAGCTCGACAAAAGAAAGCTCTCTATAAAAAAGAACGAGCAGTTAAAGCTCAAGAGCAAGTTATGAAGAAAGCTACTGAGCAAACTACTTCGCATGTTGTGACTGAGACAGAATTAGCAGAAGTGCCAGTTGATGTCCAAGCACAACTTAAAGATGCTAAGGTGGTCTTCTCAGCCAATGAAGGACCCCAGACTGACTTCTTAGCTGCGGATGAAAAAGATGTGTTATACGGTGGTGCAGCTGGGGGTGGTAAATCTTATGCCATGATTGTTGACCCCTTAAGGTATGCTCATAAAAAAGCCCACAGAGCTTTAATACTCAGAAGGTCTATGCCGGAACTAAGAGAGATGATAGACAAGTCTCGTGAGTTATATCCCCAAGCTTTTCCGGGTGCTAAGTTTAGAGAAGTAGAAAAGTTGTGGAATTTTCCAAGTGGTGCTAAAATAGAATTTGGTTTCTTAGAACGAGATGCTGATGTGTACCGATACCAAGGTCAAGCTTATTCTTGGATTGGCTTTGATGAAATCACACATCTACCTACAGAGTTTAGTTGGAATTACCTTGCATCTCGTTTGAGAACCACCGACCCAGAAATTAAAACTTATCTAAGATGTACAGCTAACCCCGGTGGTGCTGGTGCTAATTGGGTAAAGAAAAGATATATTGAACCCAATGAGTCTAATAAATCTTTTATTGGTGATGATGGTTTAACCCGTAAGTTTATTCCAGCTAAGTTACAAGATAATCCTTATCTAGCTAAAGACGGTGTCTATGAACAGATGCTAAAGTCTTTACCACCTATTCAAAGAAGACAACTACTTGAAGGTAACTGGGAAGTTGCCGAAGGTGCCGCCTTTGTTGAATTTGATAATACTAAGCACATTGTTACTCCTTTTCAACTACCAGTACACTGGGAACGAACTAAAGCTGTTGACTATGGTTATGCTGCTGAATCCTGCTGCCTGTGGGGAGCTATAGACATCAATGATGGTACTCTCATAATATACCGTGAATTATACCAAAAAGGCTTGACAGGAGAAGAATTAGGCACTATAATAGGAAATATGGAACTTGAAGACCCTTTTTCGGTCTCAGGTGTGTTAGATACAGCAGCATGGGCTAGAACTGGTACTACTGGACCTACTGTTGGCGAAGCCTTAATTAAAGCTGGTCATAAGTTAAGACGAGCAGATAAGAACAGGATTCAAGGTAAAATTCAAATACATGAGTTCCTAAAGGTTAGAGAAAACGGTAGACCAAAACTGCAGATATTTAATACTTGCCCTAACTTGATAAGAGAGTTACAAAGTATACCATTATCAAAAACCAATCCAGAGGATGTTGATACCCATGCCTCTGACCACGCATACGATGCTTTGCGTTATATGATAATGAGTCGTCCAAGAGTGGACAGCCCATTAGAAAGAATAAGAGGTTTAAAAAAAGAAATGCATCAACCCTCTGATTCGACTTTTGGATATTAAATAAATGGCAGATAACGAAAATACATTTTTAACAGCTAACAATCTATATAATGATGTTGAGGGCGAAGCTGGTAAAACCTTAGATTTAGAATTAAATCAAAAACAAAACTTAGTCGGTATCATTCAAAGTCGTTTCTATCAAGCAGAAGATGCTCGTAACACCGATGAAAAAAGATGGCTTAAGGCTTACGAAAACTATCGAGGCCTTTATCACAAATCAGTCAAATTTAGAGATTCAGAAAAATCTCGAATCTTTGTTAAAATTACTAAAACTAAAGTCCTAGCTGCCTATGGACAATTAGTTGATGTTATTTTTGGCACAGGTAAATTTCCTATTGGTATTCAAGAAACTAAAGTACCAGAAGGTGAACTAGGTGCGGCTCATCTAGATATTAATAATCCTTCCGTTGGTCTTGAAACTTCTATCCCTGATGATATTGGGAATAGAATAGATAACCCTTATGATGTTGGTTATGAAGGCGATGGGAAAGTTTTAAAAGCTGGAGCTACTTTTGGTAAAGGTATGTTCAGCGAGTCTTTAGAAGACCAAGTAGAAGATAACTTAGTTGAAGGTTATAATCCAAACCCACAAGTTTTAGAAATCTCACCAGCTCAGAAAGCTGCGAGAAGAATGGAAAAACTTATCCATGACCAAATAGATGAATCTAAAGGTTCATCAGAAATAAGAAGTTCTTTATTAGAATCTGCTTTATTAGGTACCGGTATCGTTAAAGGTCCTTTTAACTTTAATAAGAAACTCAACAAATGGGACATGTCAGATGAGGGTGAAAGAACTTATAATCCTTTAGAAGTTAGAGTACCAAGAATAGAATTTGTTAGTTGTTGGGATTTTTATCCAGACCCTTCAGCTACTAGTATAGAAGAATGTGAATATATTGTTCATAGACATAAAATGAACAAATCACAATTAAGACAACTTCGTAACATGCCTTACTTTGATAAGGATGCTATTAGAGCCTGTTTAGTCGAAGGGCCTAACTACGAAGAAAAAGATTTTGAAAGTCAATTAAAAGATGATGCTAGACAAGATGACTACCAAACTAACTTTGAAGTCATGGAATACTGGGGTATTATGGATGCCGAGTATGCCAGAGAAGTTGGTATTGAGTTAGATGATAGTATAGATGATTTAGATGAGGTGCAAATTAATGCATGGATTTGTGGTAATCAACTCTTAAGAGCTGTAATAAACCCATTTACTCCATACAGAATACCTTATCATGCTTTCCCTTACGAAAGAAATCCATATAATTTCTTTGGTATTGGAGTAGCAGAAAACATGGATGATTCTCAACAGATTATGAATGGTCATGCTCGAATGGCTGTTGATAATCTAGCGATGGCTGGTTCTCTCGTCTTTGATGTCGATGAATCAGCTTTAGTTGGTGGGCAGTCTATGGAAATATATCCGGGTAAAATATTCAGGCGACAAGCTGGAATGCCGGGTCAAGCCATTCATGGTTTAAAGTTTCCAAATACTGCTCCAGAGAATATGATGATGTTCGATAAGTTTAGACAACTTGCTGACGAACAGACCGGCATACCATCATATTCACATGGTCAAACTGGTGTACAAAGTATGACAAGGACTGCCTCTGGTATGTCAATGTTACTAGGTGCTTCTAGTTTAAATATTAAAACAGTCGTTAAAAACTTAGATGACTTTTTATTAAGACCACTAGGCGAAGCTTTCTTTCAATGGAACATGCAGTTCTTTGAAGGCTCTCTAGATGTGAAAGGTGATTTAGAAGTTAAAGCAACAGGTACTAATAGCTTGATGCAGAAAGAAGTTAGAAGTCAAAGACTTACTATGTTCTTACAAACTGCACAAAGTCCAGCTATTGCTCCTTTTGTTAAGATTTCTAAATTGGTTAGTGAACTTGCCTATAGCTTGGATTTAGACCCAGATGAAATTCTGAACGACCCTGAAGAAGCAGCTATGATGGCACAAATAATAGGAATGCAAAATGTTGGACAAAACGTTGGCTCGGAAGCTGAACTTACTGGTGAAGGACAAGGCCCTATGGGAGGCCTTGCTGGAACACCTGCACAACCTCAAGACCTTGGACCTACAGGGACTGGTGGTGGCAACATCGGAATCGGAAATGTGCCGGTTGCAGGGGAAAGTGAATTCTCTGGTACGGCTAGAGCAATTACCCCTTCAAGTTGAAGAGGCTTTAAATAGAAAAGAAGAGGAAAATTAAATGTTAGATTTATTAGATACAATACTAAAAATAGTAGGAGTAGTACCTTGGATAGTTTCAATCTGTTCAATGATAGCTGCTTTAACACCTACACCACATGACGATAAACTGGTAAGCAAAGCTTATAAAATTATAGATTGGTTTGCCCTTAATATAGGAAAAGCAAAGGATAAATAATGGCTAAATTTCCAGACTTAAACAAAGACGGTAAAATTACTCAAGCCGATATATTGAAAGGTCGTGGTGTTTTCCAAGAAGGTGGTGATGTAGATAGTCAAATGGCTATTTTAATGAAACCACAACAAGAACAAACAATGGTCTCTGACGAGGAAATGGAAGAAGACTATTTAGATTTTATATTAGACGAAGCTTTATCTGACGAAGAAGAAGATATGCTTCAAGAAAAACTAGAACAAGATGAGCAATTAGCTTTGTTATTTGACAAAGTGGTAGATGTTGCTCAAGAATTTGCTGGAGCTGGTCCTGTTGAAGGTCCGGGTTCAGGAGTCTCTGACAGTATACCCGCAAGGTTATCTGACGGAGAATTTGTCTTCACTGCCAAAGCTGTGGAAGAAATCGGAGCTGACAATTTAATGTCAATGATGAAAGAAGCCGAAGCTAAGGCAGATGAAAGACAGCAGTTAGTTTATGGAGGAGAAGTTCTGGAAGAAGGTGAAACTTTTGTAGTTGAACCTACTGAACCAGACCCTGTTAAACAAGAGATTCGTGTCCAACGAGAAACTTTAGGGCCTCAAGCTTCACAGCAAGAGGAAGAAGAGTTAGTCGAAGAAATACGAACTCGTAAAATGATGACAGGTAAACCTTCACCCGTAAGCTAAACAGGAGATAAGGCTACCTTATTATAAGCACCTTATCATTATATTAACCGAAAGGCTACCTTTACAAGTAAAGCACTGCACAGTCGACACACGCAGCTACCTTTAAACGAAGCCCTGAGTAGGAGAAAGAATATGACTACTGAAGTAAAAGAGGAAAATGCCAATCCTTATAACGAAAAAAAATCATGGCATAGTAACGAAGAAGATAAAGCATTTGAGGGTGCTGATGGGATGTTTTTTAATGACCCGTCTAAAGTAAAACCAAATGATGACGTAGAGCAACCTGTAGACCAAGAAGCTGCTGAGGAAAGTCCTAAAGACCAACCTTATAAGCGACCAAACTACAAAAAGCGATACGATGATTTAAAGAAACATTATGATACTAAACTTAATGAATTTAAGTCTAGAGAACAAGAGCTATTAGAAGAAGCTACGAAAAATAGACAAAGCTATAAAGCTCCTAAATCTCAAGAAGAACTTGAAGAATTTAAGAAAGAATATCCAGATGTTTACGAAGTTGTTGAAACAGTTTCACATCTTCAGGCTTCAGAGAAATCTAAAGTCTTAGAAGAAAGACTAGAAGCTCTTCAACAACGAGAAAAAGAACTTGTTCGTAAAGATGCTGAAAAACGATTGAATGACAGACATCCTGATTTTGAAGATATTAGAAACAGTGATGACTTTCACGATTGGGCCAAGTCTCAGCCAAAGTCTATCCAAAACTGGGTATACGAAAATGCTGATGATGCTGACCTAGCTTCAAGAGCTATTGATTTATTTAAAAGAGATATTGGTATAGATTCTAAACCAAAGAAGTCAAATTCTAAAAAATCCAAAACTTCTGCTGCTGATATGGTTTCAACCAAAACAACAAGTGTTGAACCTAAGCAAGAGAAAGTTTGGACTACAAAGGAGATTTCTTCTATGAGCATGGATGAATTTGATAAGTATGAAAAAGATATTAGTCAAGCCATGTTTGAAGGAAGAATTCAAAGATAAATTACTTTTATTTTAAGGAGAAAATAAAATGGCTTTTAACGTAAGCGACCAAAATTTCGCACAAAGTTCTGGTTCGAACTTTAGTAACAATGCCTTTCTGCCTGAAATTTATTCCAAGAAGGTTTTAAACTTTTTTAGGAAAGCCTCTGTTGTCGAAGCAATTACAAACACAGACTACGCAGGTGAGATTTCAGGATTTGGAGATACTGTTAAAATAATTAACGAACCAGAAATCACAGTGTATCAATACGAAAGAGGTGCTGATGTAACTAAAACAGCACTAACCGATGCAGAAACAACATTAATTGTTGATACTGCTAATGCTTTCAAATTCATCGTAGATGATATTGAGAGTCAAATGTCACATGTAAACTTTAAAGAAGTAGCTACTTCATCTGCTGCTTATGCCCTAAGAGATGCATTCGATGCAGGTGTTATGGCTAAATTGTTTGCAGGTTGTTCTGCTAGTTCACCTGACCACATTATTGGTTCAGATAGTGCTACTGCAGATGCAACAATGGCACACGCAACTAATTCTGTTGACCTATTAGGTTCTGACGGAACTGGTGTAGATGCTATTGACTTAATGGCTAGAATGGCAAGATTACTAGACGACCAAAATGTACCTGAAGAAGGTAGATGGTTTGTTGCTCCTCCTTCATTTTATGAAGAGTTAGCACAGTCTGGTTCAAAATTGCTTTCAGTAGACTTTAATGCTGGACAAGGTTCAATCAGAAATGGACTAGTATCAAGTGGTAAGCTAAGAGGCTTCAACATGTATAAATCAAACAATGTTGCTGCAACTTCAAATGCTACTGGTAAAGTTCTTGCTGGACACATGTCTTCAGCTTCAACAGCTCAAACAATCACTTCAACTGAGGTCATGAGAGACCCAAGTTCATTTGGTGATATTGTTAGAGGGTTGCATGTCTATGGAGCAAAAGTTCTAAGACCAAAAGCACTAGTATCAGCTTTCTACGTTGTAGACTAATGATATTCGGGAGGCTCTTCGGAGCCTTCCATTTTATATAAGGAGAAAAAATGTATTACGAAGATAAAAAAAGAAAGAAAAAAATGGGTGGTGGTCGCCTAAAATATGCTGAAGGTGGTTCAGTTTCAAACTATGCTGATATTTATGAAAAAGAAAGAAAATGTATCGGAATGACTGGCTATAATACAATGAAAATAAAAGGTGAAAAATAATGAAAGGTGTAAAACATTATAAAAGAGATGGCACTGAGTTTAAAGGCAATACTCATAAAATGCCTAATGGACAATTACACTCAGGTAAAACACATGGTAAAACAAGTGTTAGACTTTTTCATTTTAAAGATTTAAGTAAAACAGCAAAACTAAAAGCTAAAAG